TGCCGTTATCCCTGTAAACAAAGATTCTGTTTTTGCGTTCCAGGCAGCTATCAGGGCTCCGGAAACGGTAGTTGCCGACGTGTCAACAGCGGTATAATTTACTGTATCGCTGGTCCCATCAAACCCTGTAACCGTCAATGTAAAAACATCGTCAATCTCAATTGTTGCAGGTGTGAAAGTATCGACCTGGGCGACCGCGGTCGCTGCTGCCAAAAATTCATTTATAGCCATTTTAAAACTCCCTTAATTTTTCCATTTATTCAGTGGACACTTTTCGTCTTTTACTCTTGCCTTTGCTGGTATGTAACATTTACATATTGAACACCATAAAGTTCTTTTTATCCAATAACTTTTTTTACACGCTCTACATATTCGGATTCTTCCGTCAGTGAACTCATATTTTTTGCCAGTTGCTAAAGCAGTAAAGCCTTTTGCTATATTTCCCGCTTTCTTTCCGACTTGTCTTATTTTGTTTTTTCCACAACAGGTCATGATATAACTGGTGCAAGCCCTCCACTACCGTATAAAGGGTATGTTACGGGTCCGCCAGGACTTGTGCTGTAAAATGCAGAAGAATTATAACAGTCCAAAATTCCAGTACGTGAAAAAACACCGATTAACGGTCGGTTATATACATTACGTCTTGCGTAAATAAGTACTGTGGAAACTGTAACAACAAATAGCACCTCAGTGACCGATTCAGAGCTAGTTGGTGTTCCGGAGCAACTTTCACCTGCATATATTTCATAAAGTAAACTTAACCCAGAAGTGTCAACTAACCCTCTCCACTCGCTACCGTTCCACGTTAAGTTAAAAGGGCCAGATGCAAAAAAGTTCGTCCAGTCAGATACGGATAATAATTTGTTGCTAGTCCCAACTGGAAATCCTGTGATGATACCACATCGAAATCTCGGCGATATTGTAAGATTAACGGTACCCTCTGTAGTGAGCAAACAGAGCCACGTTTGGACCTTATTTGTTGAAGAGTTAAACGAAACCTTACCTGTACTCGGATTAAATTGAATTTTTCCCATTATGAGCACACGCAATCTTCTGTAGTTTGGAAGTTAGCAGTACAATACCAACGAGTAACCGAACTGCTATACGCAGCTTGATAAACTGTTATTTCGTCATTATCTTCAAGCCTTGGAGTTGCAGAATTAAGAGCCGAGCCGTTTGATATATTACAATAGACCGTTATGTTAAATTCATCGCCGCTTGTTGCTTCTACGCCTGTAACAGCATCAAATAGATTAGCGGTAATTGTTGAGCCTGACGGGGCATCTTGCGTCACCTTTGCCCTGCGGACCGGCGTCCCGCCGCCGCCGGCTGTTCTTGCTATCTTTCGGCGGACTGCCTCGATGTTTAGAGTTACTCCGGTGCCGTTGGCGATGCGGTTTACATTTATATACGCATCGCCCTGTAGGTTTAAGAGACCCTCAACCTTATTCCATAACTGGTTTAACAGGGGCAGCATTTTATTATTGAAATCTCTAAACGGATTCATGTCACGTTCCCATCAAAGAGGTCCCAAAAATCAGCGGTAAGATAAGATGGTATCTGTTTTATAGCCTCAAAAAAAACCGGCGGAGTCCGCGGGTGGAGACCCGATAAAGGATCGGGGTCATGGACGGGTTCTGCGGTTAGCTGGTCGGAGAAAACGGCGGTCGGGTCCCAGCCGCCTATGCGTTCCTGAAACTCGTATCGATTGATCCATTCGATCGGCGTTGTCAGGCGGACGCCGCTATTATCTGATGATCCTGTAACACTTAGAAGCCATGTTCCCGGCTCTCCATTTTGCCAAAGCGTGCTGTTTACCCTGCCACCGTAAGCGGCATTAACGACCGCGGGATCGACCGGCTCGCGGACGGTATAAACACGAAGTCGCTCAGGTTTTAACACGGTAACGGTACCGCCCTGGGTCTGCAGGCCGGCAGTTCGCAGCCTGGTCTGCTCGGCTGATGGGTTGTCGCCGCCATAATCATCCCGATAAATGTATGTCAGATTAAAAGGGCTGCCGTTTACATCGCGGTTTGTCTGCACCTGGGACAGGCGTGTGCTTTCCTCGATCTGCGAGATCCCGAAAAGACTCTGCTGATAAACCAACGTAAGTTTGACCTGCCCCTTGCCGAGCGATTCGGCATCGATAGTTCGCAGCCAGCAGCCGGTAAGCCGGCTGTCGATGGCACTTAGATCAGACCCGGCGAGCGGAACATTGGGATCGACAAGTGCATTAAATTCGACCTCGATGTCATTGCTGCCGGGGACATTGTCCAGGATCATAAACGCGGTAAACTCAAAACCGTTGATCTGGGAATTATACCGGCCCTTTGCCCCTTTGATCAAATATTTATAAGGATTACTCATGTTAAAAATATCCCCTGATCTTGTTGTATAAGTGTTTTTAACAACCGGTTGCTTTCGACCGTTTCAGTATTTATCTGTTCAAGTAACGACTCCTGGTTTGTTTTACCTGTTGGGTTTAAAGCTGCAACATCAATAAAGTCAGTCCTGATCTCCTGGAATTTCCCAGCTGCGATATTAATTTTTGCGATCTCGGCGGCCCCTGCGGCCTTTTCTTTCATCTGCGATACAATATCCGACTGCATCTCTTTTTGCCTGGTAATGGCATTTTCCGCTGCCTCAAGTTGATCGACAAGTGCTATCGCATCTTTGAGGTTACGATTATATTGTTTAAACGCCTCTCCACTAAGTCCCTTGCCAAACCTCTCGAGCTTTGCGATCTCGGCGTCCATCGGCGATAGCCCAACATCAGCTAATTCTTCGCTTATTTTGTTTGCAAATTCAGAAAGAGAATCAAGTGCCTGACTATCGAGCTTTCTAATGTTTTCTAGATCTGCATTAAGCTGTTGTTTTCTGGCCATTTTTTCGTTCGCGACCCGTACGCCGATCAACCTAGCCCTTAGAGCTTCAAGCTTTTTTTCCTGTTCGAGTGCAAGTGTATTTCTTTCGGAGCCGATAAACCCTTCATTAAGTTTATCGGCCGCCGCGATCGTTTTTTTAGTCCGGGCAATTTCCTTTAAAATATCCGCCGTGTTATCGAGTGCTGTTGTTTTACCGCCGACATCTTCGAGTGCGGCCGAATTTGCAACAACCGCCCCCAAACCTTTGACCGTCCCATCGATCACCTCATTTAAACCGATGATCGCTGATGCCGCGATCGCTGCACCTGTCGCGATCGCCGCCCAACCCGCAGGACCACCTAGAGAAAGTGTTATTATCTGTCCGGCCGCGAGTGCTTTATATGCCCTAACCAAAAACATAACAGCCGAGGTTGCGAGCTTCAAAACCTTAACAATAATATATGTTTTTGCTATAAAGATAGCCGAGTTTTTTATAGTAGATATGATCGAGTTACGATATTTTGTCATAAAGTCCGCAATAGATTTTATGGCCGGGGCCAATTTAATCACCACCTCATTAGTCACTCCCGACATCGAACCTTTTAATTTTGTGATCGCATCGTTTGCGGCCTCTACTTTTGCAGCGTCGAATCTATTAAAAGTCAGCCCAAGTTTAACGGCTTCTGCCTGGGCCTTCGCTATCCCGGCTGATCCTTGCTCAAATAGATTAAGCAGCTGAGCACCCGACCGGCCGAAAAGGAAATATGCAGCCGCCGACTTTTCGGCCTGCGTTCCGAGCGTTTTAATTTTATCGGCAATAATTTTTAAACCTGCACTCGGCGTCTTACTGATCAGCTGCTGGGCTGACAGACCCAATGCGTCAAGTCCGCGGGTCGCCTCGCCAGATCCGCTTTTGACCTCGCCCATCCTGCGGGTGAATATCTCCAACGCTTTATCAAGCGATTCTGTCGCAACCCCGGCGATATTGGCGGCATGTCGTAACCCGATAAGATCCTCGGTCGCTATTCCAAGCCTGTCGGAAAGCTTTGCCGTCTGGTCGATCATAGCCATCGTCCGCTTGATCATAAATCCCATCCCACCGATGCCTGCGGCAAGAGCCAACCCCTTGGCAAAACGGGCGATGCCGGCGGTCGCTGACATCGCAGTTGTTTTAAATGTCTTGACATTTGTCCGGCTGTTCCGCATCTTTTTATCGAATACCGATGTCCGGGCGATAAGGTTTACAGCTAATGTGCTGATCGTTGCCATTATCTTTGTCCTTTAAGTTTTCGCTTCGCCATTTTTTTCATTGCCTTGCCGCGATTAAATAATAAAGCCTTCATGTCCTGCCATGTCTGCTTAACAGGTTCCTGAAAATCCAACATACAATCTTTAAGGCATAGACCCTTTTTCGACCAGGGCATCAAATTACTTTGTACGATCGTCCCGGCCCGAAGATCGGCTCGCTCTTCGCCCCAGGGTTCGATCATGTAATCGGCCCGCCACATCAAATATTCAGTTGCCGACATCCGCCGGCCCAGCTCATCAAAGGTGCAACCCAGCACGCGACACAGTTTTAATCTGAATCGGCGTTCTGGATTTCTTCTGAGTTTTTTACTATTTCCTCAAGATCACCTTTTCCCATGCCGCTGAGCCTTTGGGCGACTTTCGAAACCCGCTCCATCGCTTTGGCCGACTTATTGGTCAGCGAAGTTATGTCGCGTTCGGTAAAGATCGCAGATCCTTTTTCGTCGCGGATGCAAAGCGAACAAAGCCTGGCCGTAGCATTGGTGAGAGTTACAACGCTGGTCTCACCAGCAACTATCAACCCATTTTCGTATTTGTCTTTTTCGCCTGCCGTCATTCCGCTGACCAATACATCGCCGCCCCATTCGGGAACGGCGACCTGCTCTGTCCGGATGTCTTTTGCTTCTAAAATCTGTGACTTATTCAACAACATAATAAAGCTCCCTTTATCTTCTTTGATTGACAATTTATTTATTTACTTTTTACGTTCGAGATCATGCTGCGGTTACTTGTGTCGGTATCCCACTGCATTTGATCGACGCGACCCGCGTGATCTTTTCGTTCGGGCCTGACGAACCGCCACCGAGCTTGTTGATATAGCCGCTGGTCGCCCATGTCGCGCCATCGGGGAATGTTATCGTCCATGTCTCGTTTACATCTCCGACAGCAGATAGAAGAGCATAGTCAACGTCATCGTCGTAATTAAGCTCGATGTCGATAACGCCCGGATCGACCGAGCCTCCGATAAACTCCATAAAATTGCTTGCCGAATCCATGCTTGAAACATCGATGTCAGTAACGCCGAGCTCTGGCAAACTTATTTTCGATATTTCACCAATTACGCTTGTCCCGGTAAAGTTTGACGACCCGCCGATCGTCGTTGCAAAACCACCTATTCCAGCCATGATAATACCCTTTCAAAAAGTGTTATAATTCTGTATGTGTCATTAAATAATCCTGCCGAACACCGTGCCGGCTTAGTATTTTGTCATCCGACCTAAAACTATCATCATCGCTTTGATCGACCAGTGCCATATAACTTATCGCAAGGCCGCCGACCGTTCCGGAAAATCCGTTTAAAACGTCCCTGACCGCATTTGCAAGCGTTGTCGCATTAAGATCGCTGCGAGCCCAGGACGTTACCCGAACCGTCGGGGTCACCAGGTCATCGGGACCGGAATGCGTATGCGGCCGGTCGCTGCTGATGATCTCAAAAGTGACGCTGGGAACATCGCGTTCGGGATCGCCGCCGCCGGAGATCCTGCCGCCGGTCAGCGTGTTGACAGTCGTATCGCCCGCCAGCATTGTCCTGATCGCAGATTTTAAGGTCCCTGCCATAATTATAATTCCGTAAACGTTATTAAATAATCCTGTCGGATCCCGTGCCTGCTTAGAGCCTTATTGCCAGGCTGAAAATCATCGACATCGCCCTGGCTGGTCAATGCCATATAACTTATCGAAACTCCGCTGACCGTCCCGGAGAATCCATTTAAAGCATCCGCGACGGCATCGGAGAGCGTTTCAGCGTCTAAGTCGCTTGTTGCATAAGAGTTTACCTGAAATATCGGGTTTACCAGGTCATCGGGTCCTGAATGAGTATGCGGTCGATTATCGGTTATTTGATAGAACGCGACCGCTGTGACGCCGCGAACCGGATCGCCGCCGGGAAATATCCTGGTGCCGACAATATCCGTTACCGCCGAGGCCCCCGACAAAATCGCATGAATAGCCAGCTTAATCGTGCCGGTGCCGGGGACCGCCGCCAAAAATACGCTGACCAGGTTCGAGGGAGCCGAGAAAGCCCCATCATCGGCGATAACATACATCTCATACCACTGGCCGGCTGTCAGGCCGCCCTGAACGATGTCGCCGGATCCGGACCGTGTGTTTCCGATCGTCCAGGTCGTCGAGCTCCGCAGCCTGTAAAAAAGACGTATCGTGTCGGTTCCAGTGATCGATACGGTTACGCTGTCGGCATCGCCGTTATCGACGACCGCCGTGATCACCGGGGCATCGGGGGCAGCAAGGGCACCCGTACGTCCACGCTCATGGCCGTATGTCGTCCCTGTGCGGACATCTCCGACATCTGGGATGATAATGCCGTAATTGTCGCCGACAGCTCCTATCATGGCGTCACATCCTCCTCGGCAGCGATGAGATGTTCGACCGTTGTAACGTTGCCGCCGCCCGGTCGTTTAAGATCCTTTTTGAGAATCACCGTCGATGTACCCTTCGTTTTATAGTTTAACGTTCCCTGCAGCGGATCTGTAGTCAGATCGATCTCTTTGTCTGCTTCCTGAATTGACGCAACCCTATCAACAGCAGTGTCGATAATATCCTGCTTTGCTTCTGTCGCTAATCCAGACTGAACAGCAGGTATATTAGCAACAGTAACCTCTGGCTGATATTCATCGCTAAATGCCCAGCTTCCGGCCAGAGATACTTTAATTGAATCACCAGCCTCAATTGTTGGAATACTCGTTGTATTCTTATATCGGCCTAAATGACCTGCATCAGAGAAAGCAATTCCGCTTTGCCGGGTAGAAGAATCGTCTTCCAAAATATCCGCTGTAAAAGTAGCTAAGCCAGTCACAGGCCAATCAAATTTTAGTAGTCCTTCGTTCGCCATTGTTATTTATTTTTCTTAGCTTGTTTTTTCTTTTCGGCGTCTTCAAGGTCATCAAGATACTCAAAGATCGCTTTACGTGCAAACGCAAAAAATCCATTAGCAGGATCAGCTACCAGTTTCCGCATTTCTTGAATATGACTTGCTGCCATTTCAACCGGAAGTCCCTTGTTCATATTCAAAGCAATGTCTACAAGATCAAGATTGGTTGCCTTGTTGTATAGAATACGAGCAACTGATGTATGCGTCCCAACGCCTTTCTCTTTATCGCCCAGCAAGTTACCATCTAAATCTCTCAGCTTTACTTTTGATAGATCAACTTTCATAATTTAATACCTTATATAATTATTGCTACTTTAG